TCACAGAAAATTATCAATTTGAGCTATCTTAGCTTCAAAGTCTTGACGTGCCTTTTTAGTCACGTGCATATAGATTTTTTCTGTGATGTTTGTGTCAGCATGCCCAATGCGATCTTTGATCACACGTAAAGGAACATCCATATCAGCAAGTACCGAAACATGTGTATGTCTGAAATAGTGTGTAGTAACATCTTTATCTATTTTCTGACGTTCAATTATGCGCTTTAGCATAGTATTTGCGTTGTTGATGTTGAGTGGCTTTTGATCAGCAAAATGGGGCGCTGATGGATTATAAGCAAACAGTAATGCATCTAGATCTTTGTTACACATATGTCTTTCAACGATCTTTGTAGCTTCAGGGGATAAGATTATTTTACGCATCCCTGCAAAAGTCTTAGTAGAATCTGATAGATAGTAACGTGATGGAGAACTCAAGAAAACAAGTGAATGGTTAATATCAAGATAAGTTTTACCGTTTTCTTTGATCACGTCTTGAACACGTAAGCCAGACGCCTCGCCAAAGCGCATGCCAGTCAAGTATTGCAGCTTGAAGACATCAGCATAGTGATCTGCACCATTTATCAAACAATCGTCAATTATCTTTCTATACTCATCTTGCGTCAAATACTTATTTTCTATTTGATTTCTTTTACGAGCATTTTCATTTTTCCATTCGATCTTGACCTTTTTGATATTATTATCTTTTAAATATCCATATGTTACAGCAAAATCAAACAAGACAGACACTTTATTTTTTATAGCTCGAACAGTTCCATTTGTCAGATCTCGTTCGTTGTTATATAACATGTCGTTGAAGTAACGATTTAGACTTCGTTGTGAAATATTGCTTATGATAGTGTCATGACCAAAATCATCGACAAATTTTTTGATAAACAATGCACCATTTTTATAAGTGCTAGGTTGGACCCGCTTTTGATACTGCTCTAAAAAGGCAGTTGACACTTGCGAAAGTGTTGCGGTTTGAACAAATTCACTTTCTTCAGCTAATGCCTTATTGATCTTGCGCTCTAATTCTTGTGTAGCTGCTTTTACTACTTGCGGTGTTTTCTTTCCATACGTTACAGAAACCTTGCGATATTTCCCAGTCAAAGTTGATTTGTAACGCTCGACAAAGCAGTATCGCTTTTCAAGTTTTCCATTGACTAGAACCTCTCTGTTCTCGATCCACATAATTATATCTCCTATTGGTTAACGATGGAATCATAAGATTGTATCCAAGTTTGCTTTGCTTGATCAAAAGCATCTTTCTTTTCTTGCAACGACGCACGTAGCGTTTCTGCAGTGTCAGATGTAGTATTAGGGTTGTTTAGTGAAGGTACATCAGTTTGGTATTCAATAGCATAGTCATAAAGTGTTTCAAGATAATTATTGACGGACTTCGTGTAGTTTGATAACTGTGAGTAATGCTCACTATCTAAGTTAGCTTTCTCTTCTTTTAAAATTTTATTATTCTGCTTCTGTAAACGTTGGAGGTTCTTAGTGCGTGAGTCGAACCGTTTAAGCGCATATGGAGTTTCGCTGCTATTGTCGTTAACATCATCGACCTTAGCAGCTTCTAAGACTCCATCTTCAATATTTTGATAGGAGTCTTTAGTCATTGTAGAAGTGACCGCAGCTTTTAGTTCTGCAGTGTAATCAATAGAGGATGAAGACTCTGCTGACGATGATGAACTAGAACTTGAAGATGAGTTGTCTATAGCGTCACTATCTTCCTCCTCATCTTCCTCTTCATAATCCTCCTCATCGGAGACGGTAGAACTATCTTGGGATGTCGATGAAGTATTAGTATCGTTAAAAGGAATGAAAAATGTAGATATTGCACATACTGCACCGATAGTCATGAGTATAGCGGGTACTTTAAAATTCTTAGATTTTTTAATTAAAGAAAAAATTAGCCAACCTAGACCAACTATAAAAATTAGCATCCCTACAAAAAATAATATTGATAAAAAAGTAATCATAAAAAATCCTCCTAGTTAATAATAAATCCTTAGTTTTTATTTTGTTTATTGGAAGTTAAGATTGCTACCGGTTTTAATGTATGTGCAATTAACTTTCTAAATAACCTTTAATTATTCCACGTATAATTCTTTTGTCTTCTTCTTAGCTGCTTTTTGCATTTTCGCAACGTCAGCTTTAAAACTATCAAAAAATCCCATATTTTTACCTCCTTACGGTTTTATAAAGTTTACCATGCAATCTGACAGTTGATAAGATCTAACAAAATCCAGTGCGTTAAAGTCAGGACTGACATCAACTTTTTTCAGCAATAAAGCCAATGCGAACTCGTTAGCCTCAGCCTCAATTTTAGACACCTGCGTACTGGATTCCAATCGTCTGAAGAACGTCGTAGATTCTCCCGAGTGGAGTATAATATGTCCAAGCTCATGCGCCAAGACAAAATCTTTTTTGGGGTATTCCAGTTTAGGACTGATAAGCATGGTAGTTTGTCCATAGCTGCTAACAGTCATTCCTAAAGTGCTGTCTGGCAAATCTATAGTATCAACTATGCACGCACCTGTTTCTTTAATCAGATTAGCAGGGTCAGTAGTTCCACAACTGTCAACCAAGTAATTGACTTCTTTTTAATATCCAAGCAGCATCAATCCTTTTGCTTACTTCTCTTTTTATTCATCTCTAATGCCACTAACAAGGCAGTCTTTAAGCTAGCCTTGTCCTCATCGCTCATCGGCTCCCCATAAAAATTTACACTGTTTTCAGACTCGAGACCGTTTATCATCCTGTCGGCCATCTGACCAATATCTTCGATTTCTTTTGGAGACAGCGAAGCCTTATCGTCTGTTCTGCCTAAAAGATAGTCTGTAGATACCCCAAAATAGTCGGCAAGTTTTGAAAGTTTATCTGATGAAGGAGCTTGCTTTTTTAGAGAGTATAAATAATTTTTACTAAAACCAAGTTCTAAAGATACTTCTTTTAAGTTCTTATCTTTTTTCTGTGCAAGCTCTTGGATACGTTCAAGTATTGTCATAATAGCAACTAACGTCCTTTCCATAAGCGTTTGCAAGAAAAAGTATAAAATAATTGGATAATTTTGTTGACTATCACATTATTATGGGTTATACTCATTCTTGTAAGTGAGATTGATAGAAAAAAGCAACGATAAAAACACGATTATTCCGCCAAGAATATATTAAGTGATAGTTTTGTCGTGCTTATTAACTACGCTTTAATAGTACATTATTGTGGGTTATTAGTCAATATTTTTGTACAAAAATATTCTATGTAAATTTCTATCATTTTGACTTACGGGAGGGCGGGACGGATAAAGAAAGGATGTGAACAAAAATGCCCGAAACACTGAACGGACGAGAAAAAATTATCAAGTATCTATCTGACAACGATATATCAATCAGTAGTCTAGCTGTGATGTACGGTGTGGCTAAGCAAGATTTAGCTGACTATCTGTCAGGGCGAAAAAAGAACCCAAGAGGAAATCAGATTATTTTGAAAATTATTTCTGATTTCAAGATTAGCTAAGGAGGTATCAGAAAATGAACGAACTGAAAGTTTTAGGTAAGGAAAAGGTTGGTGCTTTTGAATTCACTGGAATCGAAGGTGGTTTCGGTGAAGATAAGAAAGCGATGTTGGTTAAGGATATTGCGGTAATCCACGGAAAAGAAGTTCGCCAAATCAATCAAGCAATCAATATGAATAGAAAAAGATTTAAAGATGGTATTGATGTATCGATTTAAAGGGAAATAATTTCGCTATCAATTTGATGGATAGCGGATTTACTCAAAACCAAATCAATGCTTCTAACAACATTTATCTATTATCTGAACGTGGATATGCTAAGCTGCTTAAAATCCTTGAAGATGACAAGGCTTGGGAAATTTACGATGAGTTGGTTGACAACTATTTCAACATGCGGCAGGCAATCAAGGCGGACAACAAAGCACTGGTTGCCAACAAACGATTAACGATTATGGAAGAAAATGCAAAAACGCGTAAAGCAAATTTACTTTTCAAGGTTGCAACTGGTACGGCTTCAAATAGCGCTCGTGAAAGAATTTTCGCTCATATTGCTACTGAGCTGACCGGTGAAAAATTTATCCCAGAAATTCAGAAGAAAGAATTTAGTGCAAAGGAAGTCGGCGATGAACTTGGTATTACTGCTAATAAAGTTGGTAGAATTGCAAACATTCTCGACTTGAAAGCTGAACAACCGGGTGAAAATCAATTCGGGCGCTGGGCGATGAGCAAATCACAGTATAGCAATAAAGAAGTAGCGCAGTGGTTATATTACCAAGCTGGTGTAAATGAAATTAACAAATATTTAAGCAAATGACAGCAATACTTTATCAATAAATTTCTGAAAGAGACCGCTTAATAATTTTAAGGAGGTGGGCGACATGATGGCGAATGGGTGGAAAACACCACAGGAAATCATGAAAGACTACGGATTAGAAAAATCAGCATTTGCAGAGCGTAAGCGAGATTGTATTGCTAATCCAGAGTATCGGGATGCGATAGTCCAAGACGGTCGCAAGATGACATACATCATTGAAGAGCGTTGGCAAGCATACTTGAGATATCGATCAGAGCAATACCGAATTAGGATGCTAGATCCACATATTAGGAAAAACACGGCTAATTGATATTGAAGGCTAAACAATGGATGGAAGAGAACCGTCAGCGGATTGACTGGCGGGCCAAGTTGCCAAGATAAGGAGATGAAAATAATGTTTGTAAAAACAAACACAAGCTCATAATAATATCCGTACTCGCAATAAAAACGATGCGGAAGATATGGAAAAGGCAATCAAGGATATTGAAGAAGGTGCAATAAATGAACATCATTAAAAAATTAAAATTGCGGAAGCTTAACAAGAAACGTGAATGCTTGCTCAATGAATTCACGGTCGAAGATATCACTGTACAGGACGTTTGGTCGCTTAGAAAAAGCATGAACAACGCCGCCAAAAGAGCATGTTTGATGGATGGTTTGGAAAAACTGGACGCAGAGATCAAAGTAATTGTGGAGGGATAAATTATGAGCGAAATTAAAACAACAGAAAACGGTTTGGAAATTCAAGCCAACAAAATCACATTGGAAGGCCCGGAAACAAAGTACATTACGTTGGCGGTAGTCGAGTACGATCCTTACGAGGGCATGGATTGCGAAGGAAACGATAAAGACAAGACGCTTGTTCGTTTGCCGACATTCTGCCATCAAGTCAACAGAGGCGACTTAATTACTTTTAAAACGGGTTCGTCTTCTAAGCCTTTCCAGGGAAAGGTGCTTGCTAAGCAAACATACAACGTTGAAGACGATTATTTGCCTATGCTGCTACTGGCGTTTAACCAAGACTTAGGGTGCCTACCTACCATTGAAGTGAAAATTGAGGAGGTGAGAGTAACTTGGTAAATAAAAAGCTGCTCAATTCGAGCAGCCACCAATAAAAACACCTTAATTATAACACATGGAGGAAAATAAGAATGAATCTTTTTAAACTGAACCAAAACTTTGATTCCATCGTGGCAATGATTGATGATGAAGAAACTGAAATTGACGAACAAACGCTTTTTGACACTCTTGAATCAATTAAGCTAAACCGTGAAGTAACACTCGATAACATTGCAACTTTGATTGAGAAAAACAAGGCGTATGCGACCGCATATGCTGAAAAAGTAAAGTCACTGCAGAACGAGAAGAAGCGGCTCGAAAAAGTCAATGACAGTCTGCAAAGCTACATGACACAAGCCATGGACCAAGCCGGCTTGAAAGAATTAAAGACAGAAAACCACGTACTCAAGCCACGCAACTACAAGGCAAGCGTGGTTGTCGATGACACGTCGGTAATCCCGGAAAAGTACATGGTCACGAAAACGACCGTCACACCGGACAAGACGACAATTTATAAGGCGCTCAAAGCCGGCGAAGAAGTTCCCGGAGCGCACGCTGAGCCGAATCGAAAGACCGTGATTAAGTGACATTCAAACTTCGCAGCTATCAGAAGGAGTGCTTAGACAGCGTCTATCGCTCTTTAAGAAAGGGCAACAAGTGCATTGTTGTTCAATCTCCGCCGCGGACCGGCAAAACGGTTATCATGGCAGAAATTGCAAGGCGGACCACGGCGAAGGGAAATAGGATTCTGTTCATCGTTCACCGCAAAGAGATCGTGGATCAGGTGAAAAAGACGTTTGCCGAGCAGAGCGTAAAACCAGAATTCTGTCAAATTGGAATGGTTCAGACGTTTACAAGAAACATCAATCGATTAGCCAAACCCGACGTAATCCTTGTTGACGAAGCACATCACGCCTTGGCAAAGACTTACGTTAAAGTGTTAGACGCATTCCCAAACGCGGTTAAGTTATTATTTACGGCAACTCCCGTCAGAATGGGGCGGCTGCAGCTCGATCAAATCGCAACTGATTTGGTCGAAGGCAAACAGATACAAGAGCTGATGGATACTGGCTTTCTTGCTCCATTTCGTTACTTTGCCCGTAAAAAAATTGACGATGACAAGCTCAAAAAATCGTCAACGGGTGATTTTACAGTTGGATCAATGACGGATGCTATCGAAAAAGGCATTTATCAAGCCGTTGTAAGTGAATACCGCAAACGGGTTGACGGCAAACAAGCGGTGGTTTACTGGTTCTCTGTAGAAACGGCCAAACTGTGTGCACAAGCGTTCAAGGATGCAGGAATATCGGCTGAAGAAATCGACGGCACCACACCACCCGACGTCAGAGACAAAATAGTCAATGATTTTCGAGATGGCAAGGTCAAGATTCTGACGAACGTCAACCTTTTTACCGAAGGCATCGATTTGCCAAATGTAGATTGCGTAATCATGGCAAGACCTACCCAGTCACTGGCATTGTATCTTCAGTTTGCGATGCGGTGCCTAAACCCAAGGAATGGAAAAACCGCAACAATTATCGATATGGTCGGTAATTGGGAACGTCACGGGTTGCCTTCGGAAGAACGGGACTGGGCAGAAATGATGCACACCAAAGCAAGACGGCAAAAAAACGTTGACGGCCCGACTGTTTGCCAGTGCCCTGAATGCATGGCGGTATGGAATACGAAAGCTGTTCGGGAAAACGGCAACACGTGCCTTGACCCGTTTTGCAGATATAATCCTGTCATTCCACCGCCTAAACGAAAAATACACGTTGCCGAAGGCGAGATTGAAGAAATCGATACTGCCGAGCAAAAAAGGAGGAGATTCGCCGAGAAGTATATGAAGCAGCAGATAAGAAAAAACCTGGGGGATAAAGACCTGTGGGATTTGCAAAACTATCAAGAGTGTCTGCAGTATGCAATGCTCAAAGGTTGGAAAAGAGGCTGGGCATACCACTATGCAAAGAATCATAATTTGCCAGGCTTGCCAGGACGACGATAAAGGAGGATTTTTTAAATGAGTATTTTACCGGAAGACAAACCATGTCAACCAAAAAAAGAGCCGCATAACTTCTTTGTTTACGGCGCAACAATGAGCGGGAAAAGCTATTTCACTAGTTTCTTCCCACATCCGCTTGTACTTAACACTGACGGAAATTCGGAACAGGGCACTGCCCCAAGCATTCAGATCAGAAATGTGCGTGACGAGCACGGGGCTTTAAAGTCAAATTGCATTCAGCAGTTAGATGAAATTGTAACAGCGCTTCAGCAACCAAACTGCACGTTTCAGACGGTAATTGTTGACGTAATCGACGATATTTGCGTCATGATTGAACAGGCAATCTGCCTCAAACACAACGTACAGTCACTTGACCAGATCGGTTACGGACGGGGGTATGCGGCATTCAACGCTGTTTTACAACAGTTCGTGATGGATTTGAAGGCGTTGAACCAAGATGTTATCTACATCAGCCGTGAGTTAGCACTTGTTGATGAAAAAACGGGTGCGACGTCAAAGGTGCCGAGCCTCAAGAACAAATACTATAACGTTGTGAATGGGAATTGCGATTTGGTCATTCACACGGAAAAGTTTGGGAAGAACGTCTACAGACGTTCAGTGACGGATTACCGCCAAGTTTACAAAGCAGAAGACATTAAAAACGAACGTGTTCGGAAACTGTTAGGTTCAGTTGAAGGCATGTTTCAGGATAAATAACTAGGAGGAAAAAATATTATGAGTTTACAAGACGTAGTTAATGGAATTATGAAGAGTGGCTGGAATGCCAAGACGGACAGTGCTAATGACGGGTTTGACAACCTCAAGCCGGGTACATATGAGGTCATGCTTGACAAGGTCAACCATGCGTCGTTTCCGAGTGGATACGAATGCATTAATTTCAGTTTCCAAGTGATTGCCGGTGAAAACGCAGGACGCAAGGAATTTGTGCACGTCAACCTTGCTGACAAGAAGAAAGACGGGGCACCGATGCCGGATTTCGTTGTATCGAAAAACATCAAGCTGCTTTTCAAGATTGCCGCACTGAGCGAATTACAACTGACGCCTGATGACTTGGCAGGAGATGAAACCGGCATTTATGAGCGGGTGGTTGCCAAATTCAACGCAGGGCATGAAGGACAGGTTATGCAAATGAAGATTACGGAATCACCAAACAAAAAGGACCCATCAAGCCCGTACCGTAACTATGATTTTGTCGAATCAGACATCAAAGTAGAACAAGCAAAAGCGCCACAAGATCCGTTTGCTAATGCTGCAAGCGATGTTGACGACAGCGATTTGCCATTCTAACAAAAAATGAAGGCCAGTAAGCATATAACTGCCGAATGGGTGGGATGCCCGTTGGAGGTGAAGTCAATGAATAATTTAGTCAATTATGCCGTGAGTTATGCAGAACGTGGTTTTTACGTGATACCGACGATTGGCAAAAAGCCGCTCAAGAAGTTCGCCGGGCTGCCGGCTATGACTACAGATGAAATCAAAAAGTTTTGGGACAAGCACCCTTATGCAAACATTGCGTTGAAAACCGATAGATTTTTCGTAGTCGATATCGACCGTCACGCTGACGGGGCAGACGGAGTTGAGGAAATCAGAAAAACAGGCCATCCGGAGTGGTTTAAGAACACGCTGGCACAACGCACGGCGCACAACGGTTTTCAGTATTTTTTCAAGAAGCCGGCCGGTACGAAAATTGCACAAAATATTGCTTTTCTACCGGGTGTGGATATCAAGGCTCATGTCAACAACTATGTTGTAGTTGCACCATCTGTCGTTGATGATAAGCCATACCAATGGATCAGCAAAACCGGCGTCATGAGAGAACCCGACCGGGGGCTGCTTGACCTAATCAAGGAAAAATCAAAACCGGCTACACCTCAGGTGAACTTTACGGGAAGTTTCGGAGGCAAAACTCAGACTACACAACTGTTTGAGCAAATCATAACGGGTTTGGGTGAAACCGGAGGACGCAACAATGCGTTAACCGTGTTCGTTGGTGGTTTGCTCAGACGCAATGTTGATCCTCAGATAGCTTACAATCTTGCTTTGCTTGCAAACGAAAACACTGAGCATTCTTTGAGTGAAGCAGAGGTTGAGCGAACCGTACAAAGCATCATTACGGCAGAATTAAGACGAAGAGAGGAGGGAGGTTCTTGAAACTGATTAAAAGCGATGATGCGGAAAAGCTGAAAGGGCTCCAGGTCAACAAATCGCCTTTTCTGGTCGACTTAAAAGGTCATATCAAGCGAAATTCGATTTTTAACATCAAAGTTATTTTGGAAAATGATCCGCTGCTTGAAGGGATGTTTAAATACAATGAGTACACTGAGTGCGTCGAAGTTGTCAAAGATTGCCCCGAGCTGCACATCGCCAAGGGTTTTGTGCGTGACGGGTACGTCGATTCAATTGCCTGTTATATCGAAAGCAGCGCAAAGTATCAGCACGTGCTTTTTGACCAGTTGCGCATCAGAACCGCAATTGAACAGGTGGCGTACAACAACGGATACAATCCATTAAAAATGTATATGGAAGAAGCTGCTGAAAAGTGGGATGGCAAAGACAGGCTGACCACCATCTTTTGCGATTTTTTAGGAGCTGAAAGACGCGAAGAAGTGATTCTTTCAACGAAAATGTTTTTTTACGGGGGAGTTGCTAAGATTTTTGATCCGTCCGTAAAATTTGATTTCGTACTTGACCTGGTCGGCGGACAAGGCGCAGGTAAAACGTCATTTTGGCAGAACATCGCTCCGTTGGGATATTACACCGACCAGTTCTACACGTTTACCGACAAAGATGATTTTTCAGTTATGAGAAAAGCGCTGATCGTCAATGACGACGAAATGACCGCCACGAGAAAAGCCAGCTTTGAAGAACTGAAACGGTTCGTCACGATGCAGACGTTTGAGTACCGTGAACCGTACGGACACTCTGCTTCCAGATATGAAAAGAAATTCCTGTTGGTCAGGACAACTAATGATTTGTATTATCTGAAGGATAAAACCGGTGAACGGCGTTTCCTGCCAATTCTGGTAAACAAGGACAAGCAGAAAAAGAACCCAATCGAAGATTTAACGGAAGACTATGTCATGCAGCTGTGGGGGCAGGCGGTGGTCGAATATCGTCAGAAACCCGACTTCAAATTCACGTTCAATGCAGAACAAGATGAAATGGTTGCTGAATACCGCAAAAACTTTATGCATACCGATGATCTTGAAGATGAGATTGAAGATTTGGTTGAGAACAATTGGAAAGACAAGAATTTTATCAGCTCGGCTGACATTGAATTCGGCTTGTCGATTACAAGCTTGGCATCTGACAGAAAATTGTCTAACCGCATTTCGAACATCATGGTTAATCGTTTCGGCTTCAGGAAGGGGTACAAGAAAATCAATGGCAGGTCCAAGCGAGGATATCTGAGGTAGCACATGGTCACGCATAGTCACGCTTCCTCGTTTTAAAACCGTGACCGTCTGAATCCCTTGTGGCAGTAAGGCTAGAGCGCTTATTTGGCCTTAGCCGGTCACGGTATTTTTTGGGGACTGTGACCGCCCAAAAACCTTGAGGCTGTAGGGCTAGAGGGCTTAAGGTCACACTACTACCCTATATAATAATAATATATATATATAGGGGGGTAGTAGTAAGGGAGCTACTATAGGAAAGTTAAAAATAAGCGTGACCGTGTGACCAATTGCCGAAAGCGTTGTGAGAGTAAGAATACAGAGTTTTTTTTCATTTTATCGGGTCACGCTTCTAAGCGTGACCTTTATACAAAAAAAGCGTGTATAACCGCATAAATGAATGATAAGGAGTATATTTTTTCAATGAGTCCAGAACATAAAATTCAGAATGAAATTCAAATAGCACTGTCGGAAAATGGGTGCAGGGTGTTCCGAGCGAACGTCGGCAAAGTCCGGCTTGAAGATGGAAGATGGTTTGATACGGGGTTGCCAAAAGGCCATCCTGACCTGTACGGATTCCGGATTGATGACGGCAAAGTTTTTTACATTGAGGTCAAGACGGCAAGCGGTAGACCAAGGCCGGAACAAATCACCTTTCATAAAATGTTGAACCGATACGGAATTATTCATGGTATCGCACGGTCAGCAGATGATGCGGTCAAAATTGTTAAGGAGGAGTTGGTTGGATATGGATTCCAAGGATAAAGCAGGTTGTCTGGTAACAATGTTGTTACTGCTATGGTTTGCAGCAATGTGGGTATTATGTAAGGCATTACTGGGATAACGGAAGGAGATCGAAGATGGAGGTAAATAAGAAATGAAAATATTAGATGTTTGCTGTGGCTCGAGGATGTTCTGGTTTAATAAGCAAGAGAAACACACAACTTACATGGATATCAGAAATGAAATTCTTTACTACAAAGATAGACATCTAAAACGAAAAGTTGAAATTAGACCTGACTTAATAGGAGATTTTAGAAAGATACCATTTTCTGATAGTAGTTTTGACTTAGTGGTGTTTGATCCACCACATTTGATTCACGGCGGAGCAAACTCTTGGCTAGTCAAAAAATACGGTAAACTTAACAAAGACACTTGGAAACAAGATTTAAAACAGGGTTTTGAAGAATGTATACGAGTTCTTAAAGGTAATGGTGTGCTGCTGTTTAAATGGAACGAAGAGCAGATTAAAACTAAAGAAGTATTTGAAGTGTTTGGACAACAACCGATTTTAGGAGATAAACGCAGCAAGACAAGATGGAGTGTGTTCATAAAATGAAATTTAAACAACTAGTAGCAAAATTCTTACTGTTGCTAACTTACTTGGCTTGGGTTGCTGGGTTTATTACAAGTTTTGGAGAGGAAAGAGAAAGTGAAGGATTATTTAGTTTACGTTGAACTTAACGGCATCTGGACTAATATGCTAGTCAAAGCTACGAATTGGGAAGAGGCTGAGCAGTTAGCAGAGTTAGAAGTTAGAAAAGTAAGTGTAGAAGCCTAACAAAAAAGCCAAGGAGGAAAAAAATGGAATACAGAATCAAATATAGGATATGGGACAATCGTGGTCTTATAGAGGATGTTTCGGAGGTCGAAGCATGTGACTTTGAGATTAAAAAAGGGTTTGTCGGCATCTGGACTGTGTTCAACGATACTACAAGGCCTGACCTTTATATCAACGCTAACGACGTGCTTACGATTGAATCGCTCTAAAATGGCTTTCTAAGCGATTTTAAGGGTAACTGGTATAATCAGGCTCAAAACTATTTAGAATGGAGTGATATTGCTTGGAAGATATCTTCAAGGCAAATAAAGCATATCTTTTTCAGTATCGAAAGAAGATGGAAAAAATTCAGCGGCTGGAAGATAAACTGGCACAGATTGACAGTGATCTTATCGTGCTCAAGTCTCCGACCATGAGCAGTGAACCTAAATCATCGGTCAAAATAACGCTGACAGACAAGCTTATTCAAAGGGAAGAGTTGGAAGATAAAATCAATACGCTTCTCAAGTATGCACGTCAGGACAGGACAGACATTACACGATGCATCGATGCATTGGATAATCAGAAGCAGGCACTGGTATTGGACCGTTATTTCATCAGCGCTCAATCCTTGGAATACATCGCAGATGACATCGGATACAGTCGCAGCTATGTTACTAAACTGTATGTACAGGGGGTACAGTCAGTCATCGTGGTGTAGTAACCAACAGTATACAAACAGTGTACAAAGAGTATACAAACAGTGTACTGATAGTAACCATTGAACCATGCTATTATAGTATCGTTGAAAAGAAGGCAAGGAACAGTCCCCCTGTTACCTTGCTTTTTTTATGTCTTGGGGTCGATACGGTTTTCAGCATCCCCCCTATGTTTTTTTAATCCCCATGGGAGGTGGTCAGTATGGTCAGAGCGGACAGGCAAGGGCAACATAGGACAGCATTTGAGAAGAACAAGAAGCGCTTGTTGATGACGCAGAATACGTGCGGGATTTGTGGTATGCCGATTGACAAATCATTAAAGCCGCCTGATCCGATGTCACCAGTTGTTGATCACATCGTACCAATCAGCAAGGGTGGGCATCCGTCAAGCATAGACAATCTGCAACTGGCACATTGGACGTGCAACCGGCGGAAGTCTGACAAGCTTTACGCTGACGGGTTCAAACACAAGGCTCAAGTGATTGGCAATCGCAATCTTCCTCAGTCAATCAACTGGGCGGAATACAGAGAGGGGGGATAACCCCCTACCCGCGCATCACGCGGAGTTTCCCGCCGTCACTGTACATTTTTTCTCGCGCGACATGAAAGGAGTAGATAAATTGAGTGAATTAAAGGGCATTGCTTACCTCAAGCGCAAGCTGGCAACGGTCCGGTCACGTGTTTTGATGAGGTACAAGCAGTATGCGATGAAACACTATGACCCGCCAGTCGGTTTGACCATTCCGCCACAAATTCGTGACAGATACCGTGCTGTCTTGGGTTGGAATGCAAAGGGAGTTGACAGCCTGGCTGATAGATTGGTTTTTCGTGAATTTTGTAACGACGATTTTAACGTCAATGATATTTTCAAACAGAATAATCCCGATGTCTTTTTTGACAGCGCGGTTCTGTCCGCACTAATTGGTTCCTGCTGCTTCGTTTATATTTCGAGCGCAGACGATTCGGTCCGCCTGCAAGTTATTGAAGCAAGCAACGCAACGGGTGTTATTGATCCAATTACAGGCTTGCTGACTGAAGGCTATGCGGTTTTGCAACGTGACAATGATACCGATTCGCCTGTTTTGGAAGCGTATTTTACTTCTGACGAAACATGGTACTATCCTAAGGGCGGCAAACCGTATAGCATCGCTAATCCGGTTGGCGTGCCATTGCTCGTTCCGGTTATCCACAGGCCTGATGCAGTTCGCCCGTTTGGTCGCAGTCGAATCACACGGTCGGGTATGTACTATCAGTTGTACGCTAAACGCACGCTTGAACGGGCTGACATCACCGCCGAGTTCTATAGTTATCCACAAAAATACATTCTAGGTATGGACCCGGATGCCGAGCAGATGGATACTTGGAAAGCAACCGTTTCGTCTTTGCTCAGAATCGATAAAGATGATGAGGGTGGTCATCCGGTAGTTGGTCAGTTTACTACCGCTAGTATGTCGCCTTTTACCGAACAACTTAAAACCGCAGCTGCCGGATTTGCGGGCGAAATGGGATTGACCTTGGACGATTTGGGCTTTGCGTCCGACAATCCGGCTTCGGTTGAAGCAATCAAAGCAAGCCACGAAAACTTAAGGTTGGCTGGCAGAAAAGCGCAACGATCATTTGGCAGTGGATTGCTTAACGTAGCTTACGTATCAGCTTGCTTGAGAGACGGGTTCCATTATCTGCGCAAGCAATTTGTCAATACTACGGTTAAATGGGAGCCATTGTTTGAAGCTGATGCAAACACGCTGACGTTGATTGGTGATGGCGCAATCAAACTCAATCAAGCGTTGCCGGGCTATGTGACCGGCGAAACAATCCGCGATTTGACCGGTGTAGCCGGCAATCCTTCTGCTGTGCCTGCTGAAAGCGAGGCGGTGAGTGATGAATAATGATGTTTTGCCAGGCCTGCTTAAAGAAATTCAGGAGAAATTTGAAGCTGAATTTGGAAAAAGCAAGGTCGTTGAAGATGCTTTTAAAAAATTGAAAGCCAAAAAGGCAACCTATTCTACCGCAAACAATTTTGCAATTGAAGTTGGTGAAATGCTCGTGCGAGTGCTGAAATCGGTAGTGACGGCGGATCGATTACCTGATGGCAAAATGTATTACAACATCGCAAAGCGTTTGTTGGAGCCAGTTTTAGTCAACAGTTACAAAGTGGTTGCTGATTATGCGGTCAAAGTGCAGTCTGATTTAAACAAAAAAGCAAAAATCGGTTTGAACGCAAAAAAGCCTGTCTTGATTCAAGACAGGATTGATGGTTTTATCGATCGATTATCTTCTGAAGATGACTTTAATAAAGTGAAATGGATCCTTGATGAGCCGGTGGTCAATTTTACGCAGGCAGTTATTGATGATACTATCAAAATCAATGCTGAATTCCAGTATAGTGCCGGGCTCAATCCGACTATTGAGCGACGCACTTTTGGCCGTTGCTGCGAGTGGTGCGAAAACTTATCGGGGACATACAACTATCCGCATGTTCCCGAGGATTTCTATCACCGCCATCAACGATGCCGATGCACTATTGAATATGATCCAAAGACTGGCAGAAGACAAAATTCATGGTCAAAGAAGTGGTACAGGTCAGATCGGTCTGAACTTGAACGGCGACGTAAAATGAATATTGATATTCGTGATAACAACAGGAAAAGCGATATTCTGGAATACAGGAAAATCGTTGATGTTTTAGGGGTAGAAAAATCACCCATTTCGTTGGCTGAATTTCAAGATTTGAAGTATAATGACGTTGAAAGATACAAGGAGTTAAAAGACCGTGTCGTTTGGAGTGAAGCTAAGTTTCCAAGCGAAAAATCTTTAAATGGGCATTTTGAGAAACATGCTAAAGAATTTGTACAAAATATGACCAAGGAAGATTACCAGAAAGCTGCTGCAAGTCTGTTGTCACAACCAGTTGATGATGCTACTGTCGGTTACGAAACCGAGGAAGGTCGGAGAGTAAGATATGATAAAAAGAACAATATCATGGCTATCGGGAATGTCACCGCTGGTGGTAAAATCAGAATCAATACAATGCTGAGACCAGAAAAAGGAGAAGAATACTACAATGAAAACTACGACAGAGATCATAATGGTTGATGGAGAAGAATGTATCCATTGCCCTGTTTGTGGAAGACTAGTTCAATTGTTCGACGTCTGTGAATGCAATTGGGAAAATACAGGCGAAACGAATATCGATGGCGGTCCCAATAAAATGACGTTAGCAGAAGCTAAAGAGGCTTATGCTAAGGGTGAGCCGATTAAATAGAAGCACTTAACCAATTTGAGGTTAGGTGCTTTTCTTATGCTCAAAAAAAGGAGGGAGAACTTGCTGAAGTTAGACGAGAAGAAAGTCAGAAAAGGAAAGCCTATCGGATTGCCTTACATCGGAAGTAAGAAAAAGGTGTCTAAAAAGATTGTTGAAATAATAAAGCAGAACTTTGGGTGTGACAAGCCTGTTTATGACATCTTCGGTGGCGGTGGCGCCACAGATGGAATGACGGGCGATGAGGTGTTTGAACTCGTTGCAGAAGGGCTTAAATCATTAAAGCAACGGTATGAGGTTGATTCCAAAACAATGCTTGTATATCTTGAAAGTGTGATTGACGATGGGTAGATACAGACGTTGTCGTTATACTGGTTGTCATGCGATGGTAGCATACCCTGATCATTACTGTAACGAGCATAGTCAGTATGAAGCAGAATATCTAGCCAGGCGGAACCAGTGGGGCGTCAGAAATGAGATGCATGCCAAAAGACATAACCGGGAGTACAACCGGACAACGCGTGTGAGGGATGATGTCAAGGCAGAGCAGAATAAATTCTATCATACAAGACAATGGCGTTCATTGAGACACTATGTACTTGAACGAGATCATTATGTATGTGGATACTGTGGAGCATTCAACGCAGGAATCGTTGACCATATCGTGCCGATTGAGTATGACAAGAGCATGATGACTGATACAGACAACCTTACAGCATGCTGTAGAAACTGTCATATGACCAAAAGCAGATGGGAACGGGACTATTACGGGACTGGTTCGCAGAATGAATTGAAGCAGGTCGGCAAGGTGACGGATTTGAAGTTATTACGGGAGTTGCTGAAAAGCCGTGATAGGCTTTCTAAGCATTCCTAATCATTGCGAGTATGATTACACTCAATCTGTTTTATTTGTTAATCCCCCCGCCCTCATGCGCCGTGAGAAGAGCTACACACAGTGCCCACGTCTTACGTCGCGCGAATTTTTTTAAATTTTTAAAAAGGGGGGCTATCCCGAAGAAAGAGAGGTGAAAGTTGTGGCAACTAAGCCATATTATCTGCAGAATGACGGCAAAGTTTCCAGAACTCCGCCTAGTTATCTGGGGGTTCTGGCCAAGGAATGCTGGCGTAAGATTGTGCCGTTTCTCGAAGCAACCGGACGTGTTGAAAGAGTAGATACCAGTTTGGTTGAGCAGTATTGCACACAGTATGAGATTTACAGGGTTGCCTATGAGGATATCAAGGAAAATGGCATCCAAACGCCTATGTACAAGACTCTTCAAGATCAGATGGGGGAAATCATTGGCAAGGAGTTTGCGGGATTTAGGAAGAATCCTGCTGTCATGACTATGAAGGATGCAAGCAACCAGCTTAACACAATTGGTGCTCAGCTTGGATTGTCACCTAAATCCAGACAAGAATTAATGACGATTGCTGCTAAAACCGATAAATCGGCTACAGATGAGCTGAAGAATTTCTTTAAATAAGTTAAGGAGGTGATAAAATGCAGAAAATAGACCTTGTGCAATCGCACGATGTGATTGGTATGTATGAGAAACTCGATTTTAATCAAGAGCGAAGAAAATACACGGACCCTGGTACAGTGTATGCATTTGATGTGCTTGACGGAAAAATAACAACAGGATACCTCATTAAACTTGCTGCATTTCGTCACTTGAGAGACTTACAGAGACAAGGTCAAGCTGATTTTCCATATACTTATGATATTCACGAATCGGAAAAGCTGTTGAAGTTTGCTTCTATTTGTCCAAATGTTGACACAGGAGAGCCTACTAAACTTATGGACTGGCAGAAGTTTATTTTTTCAATGCTTTTTGGCTGGCGGAATCGGGAAGGAGGCAAGAGATTTACGCGAGCGATCGTTTCTGTTGCTCGTGGACAAGGAAAAACGTATTTGATGGCTATTTTAATGTGCTATTCGTATCTGATAGAAAGCCTTGGATTGTCCAACCAGGATTATCTGGTTGCTTCGATTAATTTTAAGCAAACTAACAAGTTGTATGGCTACATTAAGTCTATGCTGCGTCAGATAGCAGTTACCGAACCTTTTAAATCTTTAGCTGACGAGACGGAGCTGTCAACGCAGTCTGATCAAACAATCGAAAAAAGGACGAATAACGTTCTGAGAGCCATCTCGTTTGAGTCTGGACAGTTCGATTCTTTTCACTTTACTACAGCTATCGTTGACGAAATTGGTGAAGTAAAATCGCGTGACAAAGTTTCAAAAATTATCTCGGGACAAGTTAAAATCAAGAATAAACAGTTTATTCAGATATCGACATCATATCCTGATCCAAGTGTTCCTTTCCATGAAGATCAGAAGATGTTGCAACAGGCGATGGAGCAAGATTGGAATCGTGATGCGGACAGCTATTTAGGCTTAATATGGGCTCAAGATGACTTAGACGAGACTTTCAAAGATGAGACTTGGGTTAAGTCAAATCCTTTGCTGCAATTGCCAGACCAACATGATGTACTGTTAGCAGGTCTCAGAGACAAGCGCGACAGTGACATGCTGTCCGGCACCATCTCGGATTTTCAGAATAAAAATCTTAATTTGTGGCTTCAAGAAGCAGCAAACAGTTTCTTAAAACTCAGCGACATCGAAAGTGCAGTCATTGACAAATTCGACTATGACGGAATGGACGCGTACTTGGGGTTTGACTACTCCATGTCGTCCGACAACACCGCTCTGGCCTTCGTCATTCCTTACGCTGACAAGACGGGGCGCAAGTGGCATGTCATGCAACACTCGTTCATACCATGGCAAAGGGCCGGCTCTATCGAGGCCAAGGAGAAACAGGACGGTATCGCCTACAGGGAACTGGCTAAGAAGGGCTACTGTACAATCACGGCTCATGAACAGGGGCTTATCAGCACTGAGCAGGTCTTTAACTGGCTCGTTGATTTTGTTTCCGAGCACCGGCTGAAGGTCGTGTTCTTCGGATATGATGCGATGGGTGTCAATGAATTTATCAAACGTCTGGAGTATAACACCAGTTATCCACTACAGGCAGTACGTCAGAGAACAGGCGAACTGAAGGACCCGACGAAGTTTCTGCAGAAACTGTTTGTTGAAGGATCACTGACCCGTTTTGATGACAAAATCATGGAGAAAGCACTGATAAATGCACAACTGTACAAAGACAAGGTCGGAATACAGGTTGACAAGGCGAAGGCAACGCTCAAGATTGACGTTGTTGACGCAATAATAGACGCAATGTACCAGGCGATGTATCATTTCGAGGATTTCGGTATAGCAAACGACAAGAGCAATCAAGTTGACTTGATGACGGAACAGGACGTTCTCGACTGGTTCAACAGTGAGGACAGTGACACTATCTAAGGGGGTGGTAATCATCATTCTTAAGCTTATCTGGAAGGCGATTGACGTTATTTTCTACGTGGCGGCAATCGTCTTTTTCGTATGGGGTTTTTTTCGGCTGAACGCAACTGCGGGAATCTTTGCCACAGGTTTTGCATGCATTATTCTAGGACTTTTGAGTGAGGCTGTTGCCGGCAAAGGGGGTGATTAACAATGCCTATTTTTAATCTGATGTCCGTTCCTGACTCTGATAATTATACGGTTTCCAATTTTTTAACCGGAGAAACTGAAAATAATTATGTTTCAGCACGTGAAGCACTGCATAATTCCGATGTCTTCGCAATCGTCAACCTCATTTCAGGTGACCTCGCAACATCTAGAATACGTGCGTCAGCATCTAGAATGCAGGGTATGATTGACAATCCGTCAACCATGACAAACGGCCATCTGTTCTGGAAGTCTGTTTTCCTGCAGCTACTACTAGGCGGAGAAGCCTACATATACCGATGGCGTAACAGAAACGGGGTTGACTTGAGCTGGGAGTATCTCAGACCGTCACAGGTTGACGTTTTCGAACTGGATGACGGCTCTTCACTTGTCTATAACGTCACGTTTGACGAGCCGGGAATCGGAATTGTCAACTCGATTCCCCAATCTGACATGCTGCACTTCCGGCTTATCAGCAGAAACGGCGGCAAGACTGGCATTTCTCCGCTTGCGTCACTGTCTTCGGAGATGGCAATCAAGAAGGCCAACACGAATCTGACATTGACTGCGCTTAAACAGGCAGTAGTATCGCCGGGCATTCTGATTATCAAGAAGGGCGGCCTGCTTAATGAGCAACAGAAAGCCGCTCGGTCAAGGCGTTTTATGGCACAGCAGAAGTCATCTAATTATGGTCCCGTGGTGCTTGATGACCTGGAAGAATACAAGCCGCTTGAAATCAAGTCCGATGTGTCGGCACTGCTCAATCAGACTGACTGGACGGCTAATCAGATTGCCAAGGTATACGGGATACCGGACAGTTATCTGAACGGACAGGGCGATCAGCAGTCATCACTTGACCAAATTAAGGGAATGTACACGAACGCTCTTAACCGCTACATGGGGACGATTCTCGGAGAGTTGAACAACAAGCTGAACTGTCGGTTCACTGCTGATTTGCGCCCTGCTGTTGATCCGTTGGGTGATGGCTATGCAACAAAGATTTCCGATATGGTCAAGACCAACGCCATTGACGGCAACCAGGCACGATACATTCTGCAGAAATCCGGCTACTTCCCGGAAGACATGCCTGAATACTCGGGAATCTTGAAGGGGGGTGAAGACAATGACAGTAATTGAAGTCAAGGCGGATATTGTTGATAACGATACAGGTAAGTTCTATGACTGGATAGGATGGGATGCGGTATATCCGGGCAAGGTCTCTACTCTGCTTGATGGTGCCGATGAAGTTGAGGTCAACATCAATTCGAACGGAGGTGACGTGTTTGCCGCGTCAGAGATTTACACGCTGCTGTCACAGCATTCGGGCAGGGTTACGGTTAACATTCAGGGCCTTGCGGCGTCAGCTGCGTCAGTCATCGCAATGGCCGGCGATGTAGTGCATATCAGTCCTACGGCGCAGATCATGATCCACAAAGCGTGGACGACTGCTGACGGCAACGCTGATGATATGGCTCATACGTCAGAATTTCTTGAAGGAATTGATGATTCAATCATGAATGCATATGTTGCCAAAACAGGGCTCAACAAGTCGGAATTGTCAAACATGATGGCCAATGAGACGTGGCTTACTGCAAATCAGGCGGTCGACTACGGTTTTGCTGATGACGTTATGGACTTTGGCAGATCAAGAGAGCCCGTACTTAACTCTATCGGTTATCCACAGGTCAGCCGAGCTGTTGTGGACAGATGGAAGAAGGCCATGGCAAGCGCAGAAGCCTATGAAAAGATTCAGAAAAAAACTGTTGAAAATAGAGATGCGGATAGTTTGAATAAGGAAAGATTGCAGGCCAAGATTGACCTGCTTTTTTAGTAGAAAGGAAGTAAAGCAATGCACGTAATGAACGTTAACGAATTGAAGCTGGCCTTCGATGAAGCCGGCGCAAAGGTACAGGAGCTCGAAGATAAGCGCGCCGACCTCATTCTCGACCTGAAGAAGGATGCAGATTCGCATTCTGCAGACGAGCTCAAGGCCGTCAAGGATGAGTTGTCAAAGGCTGTTGTAGTCCGGGACGCGGCAGAAGAGGCATATGCCGATGCCCGAGCGGAACAGGTCGCAAACATTAAGGCAGAGGACAGGGAGCCGCTAACTGCCGATGAGAAAACACTCAAGAACAAGTTCGTATCAGATTTCAAGGATATGGTTACAGGCGCAAAGGTGTTCAATAAGGTTGATTCCACTGTTGATACGTCCGGTTCAGCTGCAGGATTGACGATTCCGGAGGACGTGCAGACGACTATCCACACTCTGGTCCGCCAGTATGATGCACTCCAGAACTACGTCAATGTTGAGAATGTCGGTACGGCCACAGGTTCCCGTGTCTACGAAAAGTGGTCTGACGTTACACCGCTTGCCTCTATTGATACGGAAGATGCGAAGATTGGCGACAATGACGATCCAAAGCTCACAACGGTTAAGTATGTCATTAAGCGCTATGCCGGCATTACTACGGCCACAAATACGTTGCTTGCAGACACGGCAGAGAACATTCTCGCCTGGCTGACCGGCTGGATTGCCAAGAAGGTTGTCGTAACACGTAATCAGGCTATTCTCACTAAGATTGCTGCTTTCGAGAAGAAGCCGACACTGGCCAAGTGGGATGACATCATTGACCTTGAGAACTCTGTTGACCCTGCCATCAAGGCAACATCGGTCTTCATGACTAACTCTTCCGGCATGAACGCTCTGCGCAAGGTCAAGAATGCAATGGGCGACTATCTTATGCAGCGTGACGTCACTGAACCGGGCAAATACACAATTGACGGCTACCGTGTGATTGAAATTTCAGACCGTTGGCTTGCCGATAATACTGGATCACACCCGCTCTACTTCGGCGACCTCAAGCAGGCGGTCACACTGTTTGACCGTCAGGCTATGTCTCTTATGACAACTAATATCGGTGGTGGAGCGTTCGAAACGGATACGACCAAGATTCGTGTCATTGACCGCTTTGATGTCGCCTCAACTGATGCCGAAGCGTTTGTTCCCGGCTCGTTTAAGAGCATTGCCAATCAGTCTGCTAATTTTGCAGCAACTTCCACAGCTTCTAAATAAGGAGTGATTTAGATGGCGGTTAGCTTAGAGACATTGAAGGATTCACTGCGAGTTGATGATACTGTTGATGATGAATTGCTGACCGGCTATCTTGATGCCGCTTCGTCATTCATCATGAATGCTGTTGGGGCCGATGACGCAAGTTATTACGATAACAACGGGCGGTTTGATACGGCCGTTCTTGCGCTTGCGTCAACGTACTATATGTATCGCATGACAGCATTTACAGGCTCGGTTACTACAATCAACGCAACTATGAATTCGCTTATAGGACAGATGCGCGGGGAGGTGGCGGCACTTGAAGAATCTCAATCCAAGCCGGATGAGGGGTAAGGCCGCATTTGGGCATATGGGAGCAACCGACAGGAAAAATCCCAACACAGGACGTCCGATTCAGGGGTTTGTTTCCGACTTCTCCGTGTGGTATGGAGAGTATTCCCTGTCAATGGCCGACAGTATAGCATACCACGGCATTGACCAAAGCATAGCGATGGTCATCTTCGTTCGCCACAACCATATCTTGAGTGACAAGTTTAAGGTACAGATTAGCGGCGAAGTTTATGACATTGTGAACATCAAGGAAGATGACGGTATTCCGCCGGTCGGATTTGACTTGATTACGCTGAAGAAGGTGGATAAGAATGGGTAACTCAAACGGTGTTAACTCAATCGGTCACGAAGAGTCATTTGAAGGAGTACTTACCAGATTGGCCGAAGGGCTGACACTGGAGGACAGAAAACGTGCCAATAAGGCCGGTGCTGACATCTTTGCCGCAGAACTTAAGGCGAAGACACCTCGCTCTGACAGGATATACCATGACGGGACACCCCATATTCAAGATGCGGTGCTCGTCATTACAGAGCCGAGTGGACGTGTTGACGTCGGCTATTCGGATGAGTCAAAGCGTGGCTATATTGCACGTTTCCAGAATGACGGCTGGATAGCGACTGATCGCAATGGATACAGTCACAAACACGTTCCGGGCAAGCATTTCTGGGAGGCGGCCGAGGTTGCCTCAAAGGACAGAATACAGGAAGCTATCAGGCAATCTCTGGAAGATGCCTTTGCAAGGAAGGTGAGTGGCAAATGACACCTGCCGCATATGTTTATGGAATTCTTGCTGATAACATTGATTCAATTCCAGGTCTTAAGTCAGATGATATTTGCACATTCGACGTGGACGATTCTGCAGGTTCCAATGTGATTGTGCTGATTACAGAAGAACCGGGGATGGGTGATGATTATGGCAACGACAATATTCTATATGCTAATAAACGGATACAGATTGATTTCTACTATCCTAAAAATTATGAAGAAGACATGAACGCACTGGAACAGAGCTTGAAGAAGGTACTTAGAGACAACGGAGTGTACTGTTACTCCGATGCGGGACATGTCTTGAGCCTGGATAGCAGGAACATTACTAATACACTTAAATTCAACATTAAAATGGAGGTCTGAAAATGGCTGTAGTAGGTTTATATACAACTTATGTAGGAATCAAGGGCGAAGACGGGAACGTCATCGTCGGCGTGGACAAGGGCGGAGTTTCTGAAACAGGTGTCTACGAAATTGATACATCGAAGAAGAACGGTAACCTTGGTGCAACAACCGCCAACATCACGGGTCTTTCGGGCACGCTTGCAAAGATTTACGGCAATGACGCTCTTGTGGATGTAAGTAATCCACCGTCTGCACCGTCCGTAGCACTGACATATAACCAGATTAACGTTGGGGTCAAGCAGGCACTGCTTGGTCGCAAGCTTTCGAATGGCGGTTATGTCGATACTGATGATACCGTAGAGAGCGCTCTTATCGTTGCGTCTCACGACGAAATCGAAAACAAGGCAATCTATTTCGCCTTTCCTCGTGGTGTTTTCAACGAAACTCAGCAGAATGTTCAGTCCAACACTGACACGGCTCAGACTAGAGAAACTGAGCAGATGACATTTACTGCACTTGCTGCTCCCGTGCTTGGCAACAAGACATACAAGATTTACTATGAAGGCGCAAAGGATTTCAGCATGAAGAAGATGTTTGACGAGGTTTTCGGCTCTGCACAGACATTCATCAAAGCTGATACTCAGAATTCGGCACCGCAAGTTTCAGAATCACACTAGTTGATCAGACAGAGACGAGAGATGTGAGACGAATTACAGAAAGGATGTTTAATAAATGGCAAAGGTAGTAAAGATTGATGGTACCGTTCTCGGCTTCCCTGAAAAGAATTGGAAACTGATTGACTCAAACGCAAACGTGAAGAAGTTTATCAGGAATTTTACCGAATGGAATGACAATTTACTTGAGTTGGATGAAAATCCAATCTCCTTGATGAACTTCATTGTCGATAAGGTTCCGGACATTCTGGAAGACATGCTGGAGCTCAGCAAGACGGAGCGTAAGAAGCTTGATGAGGCTTCGTTTTCCGACCAGTATGATGTGTTTCGTGAGATGGCACGTCAGTTTCTGGGCATTGACATGGGGTCGCTCAATGATGACGGTGATGAGGTGACTGAAGACCCAAAAAAGCAAGAAGAAGAATGAATCTTCAGTTAAGGCAGCTAAGCGATGATATTGACTACATGGCTAAGCAGCTGCTTACTGAAAACGGTGTTTTACCGGAAGATTACTATAATTCTTCTTATTCTGACATGCAGACGGCACTGGTTTCACGACCACGTGAAGAGCGTGTGGTTGATGCCGGCGAGTTTGCAAGATCTTTGATGAAAGGGGGAAGCTAAATGCCTAAAATCGAAGGTTATACATTTTCAATCGATCTTGATGATCGCGGTGTTGGTCGTAAGTTACAAACAATCAAGCAGGAAGCTTATGCACTGAAGAATGCAATGCGCACCAACTTTGAAGAGATTCGAGCAGGCGAGGGTGTAATGGCAGCATACGCCAATAAGGTTACGGATGCCGAGAATGCAATTAAGGCACAGAATGTGCTTATTGAACGTTTAAGAAAAGAACAGTCGGGGCTTAATACTGACACCGATAAAGGTCAGAAGTCGTGGCTTAGATACGAAAACCAGATTAATGCTGCCAAAAGGGCAATTAACAGTTTGACTGCCCAGCAGGAAAAGGCACGCCAGATTAGTTCTCAGGAGAATCAGCTTCACCTTCAGGCAATACGAAATCTTGAAACGCTGACTAAGAGGACTGACGAAGTCCGCAACGCAACGTCGAGAGTGACGGACATTACCACCTCATATGCTCATGCTCTTGAAACCGAGGGACGGACAAATGAAGCCGCCAGAGCAAAGCTGAAGGGGTTGGAAAGCGTTCGGAAATCACTTGAAATTCAGTTGAAACAGGAAAAATTGCTTCTTCAGGAAACGGCAAGGGTTTCCGGTGAAACCTCAAGTGCATACCAGTCACAGAAGGCAAAGGTCGAGGACCTCACTCTCAGCTACAGACAGAATGAAGCTGAGATTAGGAATCAGATAAAGGTCACGAAAATGTGGCCGGAGCATGCCAGCTTTTCACTTGAAAAAGTAAAGAACAAATTCACCAAAATCACTCCGATAGCATTGGCTGCAGTAAGCTCTGTCACTGCAGCAACATCGAGTGTTATCAGCAAGCTTGAAGAAGGTTCGGAGAAGGCGTCTGAACTCAGCAGTCAGTACAATGTCATCAAGAATAACCTGGTGACGGGTGGTGAAAGCGTCGTTGAAGCAACCAGGGCGGTTGCAATCATGCAGTCTGACGGGGAGAAATACTCACTGAAATATGGGAAGTCTCAAAAAGATATTGCTGACGCTTATCTGGAACTTGTCAAGCGTGGCTATACAAGCAAATAGGCAATTGGTGCAATGAACACCGAACTTCAAGGTTCCATTGCTTCGGGGGATGATTTCTCCGATGTCGTCGAAGTTGCGTCGCAGACTCTTGAAGGATTTGGAATGACCGTTGACAAGAACGGTAAACAACTAAGTTCTACAAAGGAGATGACGGTGCAGACCAAGAAGGCCGTCAACACCTTGGCCTATTCTGCTGACGTTACGTCAACATCGTTCCAGTCTCTG